CCGACGAGGCTCTGGCCGATATCGCCGCCGATCTCGCGCGCCTTGCTGGCGTATTCCGACAGCGCCGCCGTGACCGCTTGCCACCCGGTGACGGCGGCCTCGGTCGCGGGCTCAGCCGCTGCGGCGGCAGCTCCGGCCGCCGCCCCTGCACCCGTCGCGGCCCGTCCCGCATCGCCGAGCGCCGTCTCCAGCCGCTCGGCAGCACCAGTGGCCTCGGCCAATGCATCCGCGCCCGCCTCGTCAGTGCCGCGCACGGCGTCGCGAAGCGCCTGCCAGCTTTCGAGGGGCGCACGTGCCCCTTCCGCCAGATCGCGCGCGGCGCCGCGGTAGACATTCGCCGACTCGAGCGCGCGGTTCGCCGCCTCGGTCAGGCCGAGGTCCGGTGCGGTGAGCGGGTTGTCCTCGAAGGCCCGGTCGAACGCCGCCTGCGCCGCCGTCGTGGCGGCACTGGCCGCACCCTCGAAGCGGTTCTCGATCTCGCCGAGGTCGAGGTCGGGCACCAGCGAGATGCGCCGCTCGGACCCGAGCGCTTCGAGCCCCTGATTGATCCCGCCGATGAAGCCGTTGATGCGCGAGACAACGCCGTTCAGCATCACCTCGACGCCGTCGACCAGGCTGTTGGCCGCCTGGAACGCGAGATCGCCGATGGCGGCGGGCAACAGACCCCAGATCGCCTTGATCGCCTCGTAGGCGCCTTCGAACGTGTTCGCGGCCGTGTTGCCGAAAGCCACGACGCTCTCGATGGCGCTCTGCATGCCCGAGGCGGCGTCCGCCTTCAGGTCGAAGAACATCGCCGTGGCGGCTCCACCCGCGGCAGCGGCGCCCATCCTGATGCGCTCCCAGACCTCGACGGCCAGATCCTTCAGGAGCGACATCGCTTCGCCGAAGCCGCCAGCACCCGAGACGAGACGGGTGAACTGGTAGACGAGCTCGCCCGCGCCCACGATCAGCGCCCCGATGCCGGTACGGATCAGCGCGCCGCGCAGGACGACAAGCGCCGTGGCGAGACCCCGCACGGAGATGGCGGCAGCAACGAACCCTGCCACCCAACGCGCCGCCATGACGCCTGCGAACGTCGCAGCATAGGTGCTCAGCCGCCCGATGTTGCCGATCAGGGCGTCGAGCGCGCTTCTGAGCGCCCCGCCTTCGGACGCAAGGCTGACGAAGGTGTTTGCCAGCCACTCCACCGCCGGGGCCAGCGCTACACCGATCCGGTTGCGGACCCCCTCGAACACCTGAGAGACACCGACGAGCGCGATCTGGGTGCGCTGCAGCGCCTGGATGGCGCTGGCATCCAGCACTGCGCCGAGGTCGTCGGCCTGGGCGCCGAGCCGTTCCATCTCGGCCCCGCCATTCCTGAGAAGCGGCAGGAGCCGGGTGGCGTCCGAGGCCATCGCCTCGAGATAGAAGGTCATCTCCTGCTGGCTGAGGCCGGCTCGTTCGAGCGTATCGACATAGAGCTGCAGCGCCTCCGGCCCCGACAGGCGGGCGAACTGATCGGCAGTGACCCCGACCCGCGGGGCTACCCGCTCGAAGAAATCGGCCATCGGGCCGCCGCCCGTGCTCAGGAAGTCGCCGACGCGATCGTTCACGTCCTTCAGGATGTCGGCGAGTTTCTCCTGTTCGATCCCTACGGTGCGCGATGCCCCCGCCCACCGCTGAAACGCCTCCGGGGCGGTGTTGGCCACCTGCGCGAACTGCTGCGTCTGGTTGGCCACCTGGATGGTGGCGCGGGTCATGGCGGCAAGCGCCGTGGTGGCGCCCGCAGCCGCCGCGCCGAGCGCGACGCGGGCGCGCCGCGAGAAAGCCGCCAGCCGGGCGTTGGCCGCCTCCATCTCGCGGCTCAGCCGTCCAAAGCCGCGCGATCCTGCCTCGCCCACGCCTTCAAGTTCGGCGCGCACCTGTCGCCCACCGACCGCGGCGAGGCGGACGCTAACGCGTTTCTCGGCCATGCGAGACTTCCATCTGTTCGTTGAGTTTGACGACCATCACCGCTTCGATGACGGGCAGCAGTTCGGCCGCGGCGGCGGGCGGCACGCCAAGGGCGTCACCGAGGGCCAGCGCGGCGGACATGTCCCAGCCGATCACCGCGCCGGGCAGGACACGCAGCTGCCCGCCGAGCCGGCCGACAAGGTCCCAGACCTGCCAACCCTCCGGCGTTTCCGGACGGTTCAGCCGCGCCGGGCAGTCCGGGCAGGTTTGCGCGCAGGCTTCGCAGTAGCGATCGCCCCCGCCGAAGGACCACTCGGCGAGAGCGCGGAGTCGTTTTTTTCCTGTTCCAGCAGCAGGCCTTTGGAGACGTAGGTCAGCTGGAAGGCCTCGAAGATCGGCCAGATGTCGAGCAGCGCGTCGATGGCCTCGGGGCTGGGATCGATCGGCTTGCCGTCCCCATCGCCGATGCCCTCCCATGCGAGCACCGCCCGCCGCGCCAGCGCTTTGGCGAAGGCGACGGCGCGCTCCTCGTCGGATGCTTCCTCGGGCACCGCCTCGACCGCCGGATCGCTACGTGTCGCCACCATCAGCGCCGTGGTCAGCGGTCGCAATTGCACCCGCACGCCGGGCGCCAGGTCATGCCAGCGCGGCGCGTTGGTCAGGTCGAGCGTCAGCATCGTCAATACACCTCGATGTCGTTGATCAGGGTTGCGGTGCACATCCGTCCGACGGTGCTGTCGCGGGCGGCCTGCCAGTCGAACGTCGCCTGCACACCCTGCGGCCCGGAAATTTCGATGCGCGGGCGCGGCAGGTAGACGGCGTGCACCGTGAAGGTGAAGCTCTCGCCCGACGGCAGGACGTAGGCGAACTCCATCTCGCAGGCCTCGCCGTCGATCGCCTGCGTCACCAGCGTCTGGTCGGCGAAGCGCACCTCGATCCGGCCGGTGAGCGCCGCGATGGAGGGGTCCGCGCCATCGATGCGGCCGTCGTTCCGGATGGTTTCGATCCGGTCGAGGTTGTTGGCGTAGGTGATCTCGGCCGAGACCACGTTGCCGAGTGCCGAGCCGTCGCGCGTGATCGCGCCGTTGAAGTGCCCGAAGCGCTTCAATTCCAGCGCGGCGGGTGTTCCAGCGCTGGTCGTCGTGCTGACCGTCTCGCCCTGCGCCACCAACCGCGCTGTGGCGGTCAGGAGCCCCGAGCGCTGCATCTGCCAAGTCAGCTGGTCCAGCACGCAGCCGGAATACATGGCGTACCGCGGCACCTCGGGCATGCCGGTCTCGATCGACATGCTGGGCAGCGTCCAGGACCCGGACTGGAACTCGTGCGTCCAGGGGCCGGTGCCCGTGGTCGTGGGCGCGCCGAAGGCCGCCTTCATCCAGAACCCGAACGCCTCGGCATCGAGCGGCACCACGACGTCGCCGTCCGCTGTCACCGCATCCTTGATCGGCGCCAGCGGATCGCGGCCGTAGCCAAGAAGCTCCGAGTTCAGGAGCGGCTGCTCCGCGCCCAGCGACGTGCTGGCGAAGGGCATGCGGGTGAAGCCGCTCGCGGGCGGCGTTCCATAGGTCGTCTCGAACGCAAGCGCCATCAGCGCCCGCGCCCCCTGGGCTCGTGCCATGGTGTTCTCCTCGAGTTGTAGGGGTCAGGCCAGCTGGTCGGCCGTGGAATAGTGCAGCACCAGCGGGAGTGAGGCGGATCAGACGACAGTCCAGTGGACTGTCGTCCCGCCGAACGCGGCCTTCAGGCTGGCCGCAGGTTCACCCAAGCGGATCGTCAGTTGAATAATGCAAGACGACCGGAATGACCGCCGCTTTCAGGCTGGCCGCGCCCTCGACCAACAGATCGACGGGCCGTGGCGCTTCCGCCTCGACCCAGTCGCAGAGCCCGCCCAGCGTCCGGTCGGCGGCGAGCGCTGCGCCGATGCTGGCGGTCAGCGTGTCGAAGGCGGCGTCACGGTCGGCGCCCTGCACGACCGCCTCGATCTCGGCGCGGTGCTGGTAGTGATAGCGCAGCGGCGAGAGCGTGACATCCGGCTCCCCCGGCTCGCCATCGCGCAGGATCAGCAGGCCCTCGACCGGCACGCGCTCGGGCAACACCTCGCCGCGCAGGACCGTGGCGGGCAGCGCCGAGAGCCGCGCATGCAGCGCGGCGAGGATGGTTTCGCGAGGGCTGGGCATGAAGGTTCATTGGCCATTGCGCGACACAGCTGCCGACGCTCTCACCCGCTGTTCATCGCAGGGCAGATCACAGCACCGGGGGATTTGCCTTTTCGACTTCCGACTAGAACGGAATGCAGCGCGACCTCGGCACCTATTCCTCGGGCCGGTCTCGGAGCCAAAGCTCCATAGGCGTGTATCGGATTCCATGCTCTGTCGTCGCGTTACCAGTCCGACGAAATCCCATCTTCCGGTAGGCTGCTTCGGCGTAAGGCGACGAGTGGACGGTAACCCTCGACAAGGCAGGGTTCACAGATCGGGCTTTCTTGATGGCGCGAGCCAGCAACTCCCTGGCGATTCCTCGACCGCGCTGCGTGACGAACAGCATCGCGATCCGGTCCGGCGGCACGAATTCGAGGATGCCCACAAGCTTCCCCGACTCTTTCGCGACAATCACGAATCCGCCGAAACGGACCCGATCCGCCATCGCGGTTGGGTTTGCAAACTTGAAGAACTCCGCCTTTCCCTCCGGCTCGTAATCCGGCGCTACAAATTGATTGAAGACAAGTTCCACAATTTCACAAACAGCTTCTTCCTCGCCCGAGCGCATCTCTTCGTAACTTATTGTCTCCATTGCGCTATTATCCTCTCTACCGCCTCCATTCGAAACACATACTCGGACATATCGGAAGCTGCAACGGGCCGATCCTGACCTATCGCACTGACCTGCCAAACCCCGATACAGTGCCGCCGCCTATCGAGCCCGCTTTGACGCCCAGTTCGCCACGATGAGCCCGGGCACGCTGTCGAGCGCCCGCTCGGCGTCCCGGTCGAGGTCCAGCCGCTTCGGCAGTTTAACCTGTGGCACCAGCAGGAAGATCGGCACCGTCGTGCGCCCGCGGCCAGTCTTCGAGCGTGACGCGACACCGAGCCCACGACTGTTCAGCCGTCCCTCTGCCACCAGCAGGCTAGGCCCGCGGCGACGGTAGACGAAGCGGAGCCGCAGCCCCCGGCGGCGCTCCCATTCGCCGGGGGTGATCTTGCCGCCGCGCAGGCCGCGGCCGGCGGCCTCGGTCGGGATCGCGAGCCAGAAGCCGTCTTTGGAGCGGATCAGCGGGCCAGTGTCATGCGCGCCGACGATGACCGGGGCCTTCGACCAGACGAGCGCCGCGGCATTCAGGCTCTCGCCGGCCTTCGGATAGGACTGGCTGCGGATCGAATTCGCCAGCCGCCGGCCGAGCCCTGCACCGGTGATCTGGCCGCGCCAGGCGGTCTTGAGACCGGTCCCGGCCTCGCGCATGGCGGCGGTGACGGCCTTCTCGCCTTCCTTCACCTCTGCGGCCATGGCGGCGACGAGATCGGGCGTGATGTCGAGCTTCAGTTTCACGCGGGCCTCAGGTCCACGGTCCAGACGAGCCGTTCGCGGTCGCGGACGGGCTCGCCCTGGATGAGGAAGGCCTCGCCGTCGATCTCGATCCGGTCGCCGGGGCGCGGGCTCGCCACCTCGGCGAGGCGCAGGTCCAGCCGGGTGGTCTCCGACCAGATGCGTGCCTCGCCAAAGCCGGTGACGTCGTCGGGCCGGCGCAGGATCGCGCGGACCAGCGCGGGCATGCCGCCCTCGGCGGTGTAGACGACGTCGCGCGCGAGATGCGCGTCCGCGAAGAGCGCGTCGAGGGCGGCAGCGAAGGCGGTCATCAGGTCCGCCGCGCCGATCGCAGAACCTGCGGCCGGGTGCAGATCGGCAGCGGGTTGCTCTCGATCTCGAGCCGCACCCACTCGTCGCGATCCCGGTCGGGGATCGTGCGTGCGTA